TAAACTCCGCCACCCGCTCTTCACGAGACTGCGTGTAGCCAGCGTTGATGATTGAGCTGGATTCAGGCGCCCAGGTGGAGATCATCTGCTCGACGTTGCGACGGTTAAACATCTCGCGATATTCGGCACTCGCACCAGCCAGATCTGCCAGCCGGGCTTTGGCCTTGTCGATCATCTCCTGAGTAATGAACTCATTCGGAACAGCGTTGGCCAGGTCAGTCAGCGATTTGGTCGTATCGCGAAGAGACTGGTCAAACGAGACCGTAGCCTTTGAGCTTTCACCCATCTGACCCATCAGCTGATCGGCTCTGTCCAGCGCTTTCTGGTAGCCAGCCGCCAGCCTGCGTTGCGCATTCTCTTCTTTCTTCGCGGCGCGCTGGGATGCGTTGGCAGCACGCTGAGAAGCTTTCTCTGCTGCTGCGGCATCCAGTTCACGCGCTTTGGTCAATGCAGCAATGGCAGCTGTACGCTCTTCATCGCTCATCTTTTCCAGAGAGTTTGCGCTGGAGGCTTTTTGCAGGCTCAACTGAGTCTTGAGCTGTTTAGGCCCAACGATAGGCTTGCCTTCGAAGTCCAGCATCGGCGTACCGTCCGGCATGGTGCGCTGGTATCTGGCCGAGTCCATCTGGTTTCGCATGAACTGTGCCAGTGCTTTCTGCGATGCCTTATCGTTCGTCCCCAGACCCAAAACAGTGCCCTGGTTGGACATGACGCCTTTGCCGGTTTTCGACGCGCTGTCGCGCTCAAACTCGGCCTGCGTCAGCTCCTGAGCAACAGCTTCCAGATGCTCCTGATAGCCGCGAATGCTGCCTTCCAGCTTCTGGATTTGCTCGGTATTCCCCTCCTTCTTCGCTTTCTCAAGCAGATCGCTGTAATGGGCAATCTCCTTTTCCGTTGCCGTCTTACGTTTAGAAAGCGCCTCCACCAAATTTTGCGCTGGCTTCAGGTAGGAGTTGTTTACCGTCTCACGGAGCGGCGCGAGCAGTTTGTTTTTCTCGTCATCGGACAGCGATTTGTCGTCAGTGATTTTCTGGATCTTATCCAGTGCTTCCTGACGCGCTTTCACAAACGAGGCTGAGAAAACCTGGTTGTCGGCGCGGATTTTCTCAATCTGCGTTTCGGCAGCTTCTTTAGCCTGCCGCTTGGCGACCGCCGCATCCCCCATCTACTTTGACGGTGGTGCCAGCCATACCGGGGCCATAAATCACCTTTTCGCCAGAGTTGAGTTCCTGCTGCTTCTGGGAAATCTGACGATCGAGGCGCTCTTTGTACTCAACCATCTGCGCGCGCTTGGCGGCCGTCATCGCTTCCGGGATTTTGCGGATCTCGTCAACGACTTTGGACGTCTCGCTGCGGAGCATGGTCATGTACGTTATCAGCCCAGCGATGGCGACGGTGGCCACGGTAAACGCTGCGCCAATCGGGTTTGCTGCCATGAACGCAGTCAGACCAGCGAACGCCCCCTGAAGCCCCGCTATCGCGCCTCGAATAGAGAAGATCAGCGATGGAATCGGCCCCAGTCCCATCCGCGCTGCGCGATTAAAACGCGTCACGGCGGTCGCACCCATGTTGAACGGTGCCTGTATCGCGGTGGACATCTTCGCAAACGCATTAACCATCTCGCCCGCAGTGCCAACCACACACATGATGCCAGCGCGCATTATTTTAAACGCCACCATTGCTGCGACCGCTTCGCCCAGGCTGATGACTAACTCCTGATTTCTTGCCAGCCACTGCGCCAGCTCACGTAGCGAGTCAATTGCTGAGTTGAGACCGGAGCCAAGAGAGTTAGCGAACGAAATGCCCTCTGCACTGTTCATGATGGACGCCAGCTCTTTCATCCCTTTGGAGAGAGAATCGAGATAGCCCGCCTGACCTACGCGATCAGCAAAGAGCGTGAAGGAGGTTTGCAGCTGTGCCAGCGCACCGGTATAAGTTTGCATCATGTCTTTGGCTGCATTCTGGTTTT